TCGACCAGAACATCGTCCGAAAGGAGGGCACGAACACGCAACTCGACGCCGTGCAGTCGGCCGGGACCATGGGCGACTTCCTGAAGGCCGTTCGGGGCGGTTGACCTCGACCAGGACGGGGCGCGGTTGACATCGGCCGCGCCCTGTCGTATGGCTGAGGATACATAGGCCACGGGTCGCCCCCGAAATCCAGCGCAGGCCACGACTTCCCACTGCGCTGGAGATTCCCGAATGGGCGCCAATGATCCCCTGAGAACGACCACCGAACCAGGAACCGACCTTCTCGTCGCGTCCCTGACAAAGGCCCTTCTGCTCACCCTGGCCGACCGCACCGCCGGCGGCATCCTGGCGAACCCGGTGCTCGCCTCGGGGTTCCTCGGACGTGAGCGCCTGGCCGGCGCCCTGGCAAAAAACATCGTCTCGGTCGCCTGGGGCGTCGACAACTTCGTCGCCGCGACCGAGGGCACCAACGCGACGATCTTCGACGTCGCCTCGGATACCGCCTCGGTCACGATGGCGCGCCGGGTGTTCGCTCGCCAGCTGTCCGACATGTTGCGCAACTTCGACCACCTGGGCCTGACTCAGATGGTCAATTTCGTCATGGACACCACGGTGTCCTGGCAACAGAGCGTCCTCAACCTGATCGCGGCCCTCTTCACGTCGTTCTCGGCGACCGGCGGCAACACCGGCGGCGCGGCGACCTGGGCAACCGTGGTCGCCGACTTCAACACTCTCGGCGAGGCCCTGGTTCCTGGCCCGTACATTTTGGTGACCCGTCCGAAGGATTGGGGAAACATGGTCGAGGACGCCCGCACCCTCGGCGGCGCGGTCGCGAACGACCCCGAAATGCAGGCGATGAAGGGGGCCACGAACCCCGGCTTCAAGGGTATCTACATGGACGGCGACCTCTGGGTCTACACGTCCACCGAACTCCCGACGTCCGGCGGCGACACCGTCTCGGGGATGTTCGGGATGAACGCGATCAACTGGGACGCTCAGATGCCGACCCCGTCGCAGGCTACCAACGTCGTCGTTGCTACCCCGCTGTGGATGCTCGAGATCGATCGCGTCGTCCTGCTGAATGAAGACCAGCTGGTGAGCTCGTCCTACTTTGGCGCGTCGATCATCCAGAACGCCGCCGGAATCCAGCTGCCCTTCCTGACCTGATTCGCTCCGCTGTAGGCGTCCCGGGGTTGTCTCGGGGTGCCTCGACGGCCCCGCTCGCCTTCCTGAGGAGGAACCATGGCGACCCGACCCAAGCCCGCCCCCGCGGCATCCCCGACCCCCTCGACGGCCATCGCCGTCGGTGAGTCGGTATCCCTCGGCGCCCTGCCCTCACCGGCGGCGACGAAACGCAAGCGGATTCCCCTCCCGGAGAACTCGCCGTTTCGGTATTGGGTCGACCCCGTTCGCCTCAGGTTCATCAAAGGAAAGGCGGCCGCGAACCCGATCGCGATCGCCTACATCCCTGGCGCGCAGGGCATCGGCGACAACGCCGACCCGGTGCTCATGGACGCCTATCAACGGAACCTCGGGCGCATCCCGGTACCGATGTCCGCCCCCGTGCGCGCGTTCGGCCAGGACGATGCCGGGACCCTGCGCCGTATGCTGGTCGGGACCGACCGCAACGGGAAGCAGATTTTCCACTATCACTCCCCCTGGGACCGAAAAACGGTCGTCGGAAACCGGGTTATCCCGACCTTCGACCGGGAAGGGTGGGACGAGTTCTGTATCAACTGCACCGACCTGATTCCCGAGGGTCTGCACCCTGAGGTCGTCAAGGGCTCGAAAACGGCCCTCCGCAAGACGGCCCGACAGAATGCCCGAGTGGCCGCGACTCAGCCGGCCGCGGCCGACGTGGCGAACAAGATCCTCGACGACATCGGCGAGGGCGCCCCCGCGTAGCGCAACCCCCGACCCCGGGTGTAGGCGCTGCCTGTCTCCAAGTGAGGAACCCTGAATGTCTCTTTTCCCCAGCATCGGCCGCATCTACTCGATGCTTTTCAAGACCTCGGGCACGTCCGAACGCGACGCCGAGGTCGCAGTGTTCGCAGGCACCGGCGACCCCTCGGGGACCCTGGTGCCCGGCGGTCAGGCGATGGCCTCGACTCAGACGGCGCTGAACCTGAAGCAGGACGCGTCAGACTCGTCCGACCTCCTCTGGTTCACGACGGACGGCGGTACGACCTGGGCATCGATCAACGAGGGCGGGATTCAGTCGGCCACGGTGTCGATCACCGCGACCGAACTCCGGGCCATCGAGACGACGCCGATCGAACTCGTCGCGACCCCGGGCGCCGGGAAGTGGCTCGAGTTCATTTCGGCGCACTTCTTTCTCGACTTCGGCACCATCGCATTCGATGACGCGGCCGCCGATGGCAACCTCGACGTCACGTATACGAACCTGGCCGGCGAGTCGGTCGGGGGGCTTGAGGCCGACGGGTTCATCGACGCGGTGGCCGACGCCCACAAGATCACGAAAAACGCCGACGTCCTCGAACCCTGCGCCGACATCGCGACAGCCACGAACAAGGCCCTCGTCCTCAGCAACGACGGGGCCGCGTTCACCGGTGCGACGGCCGACTCGGTGCTGCTCGTGAGGACGTTCTACCGGGTCCATGACCTGACGATCGCCGTCTAAGCGGAGGCGCCCCCGTGGCCGTCCTGAACGACACCTATGCTCTCGACCGTCGTGTGCCCTACTTCCTCGTGAGGGGAATCGAGCAGACGATCGAGGCACCGGTGCGCCACGGGTCGACGGGTTCCCTGGTCACGCCCGACTCGGGCACGGTCACGATCGTCAAGCCCGACGGGACCAACCTTGTCTCGGGCGCGGCGGTAACGGTTTCCTCCTCAACCGCTCAGTACACGTTGACGCCGGACGCGTCCGAGACTCTGGGCGACGGCTACGAAGTGCGCTGGACCCTGGTCTTTTCGGCCGTGACCTACCCGGCATTCAGGACGGCCGGCTACCTGGCCGAGTACATGCCTGCCAACGTGATCTCGGCGACCGACCTCTATGGCAAGTGGCCATGGCTGGCCGCGCGCATTCCCCAGCGCCAAGGCGGGACCGACCGCGGGGGCGACGGGACGGGGTGGCAGCGTCAGATCGACGACGCCTATTACGCGTTCCTGCGCCGGGTCCTCGACGACGGGCGAAAACCCTGGTTGATCCGGGAAGTGCAGGGCTATTACGGATGGCTGCTTGCGAAGGCCCTGTCGAATTGCGTCGAGGCCATCGAGTCCCTTTCGGGTTCGGTCATCGAGGAACGCCGCCGGTCGGCCTACTTCATGCTTCGAGCGGCCGAGGCCAATTTCAAGCTGCAATTCAGCGACGACGGCCCCGGCTACCGTCGAGGCGGGACGCCGATCACGAACCTCGCGCCCGCGGGTAGGCCCCTGTGGTAGGCAACCGCGCCACGTATCAGGCCGCCTTTGACAGCCTGTACGACCTCGTGACCGGCCAGAACGTCGACGGCTATCGGGTCCTCGACTCGGACAAATGGACTCGGGCCCGGCGCATGGTCGCCGTCGGCGGGGGTTCCGATCACCTGGAAACCTGGATCGCGGTCGGCGACGTCGTCGACCTGCAGCGGGGGTTCCTGGTACACGATGCGGCGGCGCAGTTCGTGTTCGTCTACAACGCCGACAACGACTCGTTTTCTCAGGCCTCGGCCCTCGCCGCGGCCTCGTCCCTCATGCTCGCCCTAGCCGAATGGCATGGGGATCGGGGTGAGAGGGCCATCCCGGTGCGGTCGGTCGTCGACGGCCCGTTTCGCGATCAGGGGGATTACCTCTTGATCGCCGTGAATTTTCAACTGTACGTGACGAGGTAGCCCATGGCGACGACTGCATACGCAACCCTGACGATCGCGGTGAAGGCGGAAATGACGCCCGATTCCCCGCTCGAAGGGATCATCAAAGGCGACGCGAACAACGGGTCGAAGGGCCAGTCGTGGACGAACGGTACAGGGTCGGGCCAGATCGGCCAGGTCTACCGCGCGCAACACACGATCGGGGCCGCCGCTACGGTGAACTTCGACACCCTGGCCGCGGGGGCCCTCGCCGACATCGCAGGCGACACGATCGACCTCGATGAGTTGAAGTGGCTCTACATCGAGGTCACGACGGGGCAGGTCGAGTTCATCGCACCCGCGACGAGCTTCCTCGACCTCTTCAAGGCGACGGGCGACGCGATCGACCTGAGCGCGAACCATGTTCTCTGCCTCGAGTTCGGGGCCGCTGGCCTCGACGTCACCACGAACTCAAAGTTCGATATCACCGACATCGCAGGCGGTAGCGGCTCTATCGTCGAAGTGTCCTTCGGAGGTGCCAAGTGAGCGGCGTTCCTGCAGTACTCAACGACGGGCAGATCACCGGATCCGACGACGGGGGCAACTCCGCCACCCTCGGGAACGCGACCGGCGATTTCACGGCCTCGGCCCTCACTCCCGACGGCCAGGAAGTGGTCCTGGTCGACTCCCGAGGGGTCTACATCGGCGACCGCCTCGGCCCCCGGGTGCCCGTGACCGGGTCGTTCTCGGTGTCCGCCTCGGACCCTGGCGACGCGTTCGCGCAGCTGTCGATCGGCGACACGGCCGGGTATGTCTCGACAACGGCCGCGATCGGCGACGTCAAGCGGATCGACCTCGTGTTCGATTTCGGGTACGGCGCCGAGACCCGGCAACTCGTCCTCGACGATTGCCACTTGACGCGCGACCTGTCCGAGGGGAACCCCTCGACGTTCACGTACAACTACACGGCGATCGGGTACGTCGCTGTCGTGAACGCCGCCGGTACGCAGGTGATCCGCTCCGGCCTGTAGGTCGCCCTCGCCCGACTCTCCCTTGCCATCCTGAGGAGGACACATGGCACCCACGACGGCCCCCGAGGCCCCACACATCACGTTGTCAGACGACTGCAGCGCCACCCTGGTAAAGCCCCGGCCGTTCGTGGCCATGGCCCTGGCCAAAAACCGCGCGCAGCTGCAGACCGACAACTCGGTCGCCATGGGCGTCACCTGCGCGGCCCTGCGCCTGACCTGGCCGCCGACGCGCAAATTCCCGGGCATCCCGGGCAGGCCGTGGAAGCTGGGCGACTCCCTGGTCGAGTTCGGGGCCGAGGTCTTCGACGCCCTCTTCGATGCTGGCATCCCCGTGGCCGACATCCTGGAAAAGGCAGGCGACGCCTACACGTTCGCCCTGCAGCGCCTCGGCGAAAACGAGGTCGCGGCCGCCGAGGATTTTTCCGAAGCGGCCCCCGAGGACGGGAACGCCGAATGATGCTTGCGGTCGCGCGCCGCTGGGGCGTCCTCCCGGGTGCCTTCGACGCGTTGCCCCGGGAGACGCAGGCCGAACTCGTCGCCGACTACCGCATCGAATGCGACGACCGCAACCGGGCCGCGCGCCTGGCAAAGCTGAGGAGGGGCAGTGGCCGATAGGGCCGAGATCGCCGTCAAGGACGAACGCCTACTGCGTCACATCGACACGGTCACGGGCGGCGCGTTCTCGTCGTTCGTGGCCGGCGCGCGACGCGTCCTCGGGCCGATCATGGCCGACGCGGCCAGGCGCGCCCCTGTCGACCTCGACGGCGGGGGCACGTTCGCCCGGGGGTTTCGCATGGTCGAGGCCCTGCGCGAGGATTCGATCTCGGTTTCGGTCGTCAACACCGCGGTTGCGGCGCCGTTCGTCAAGTTCTCGGTGCGCCTCGAAAGCAGCATCAAAGCCGAGGCGGCGAGGAAGGCAGGCGAGCGCCGGCCCAACAGCCCGACCGCGGCCGACAAGGTCGAGGCCGCCCTGTTGAATCCGAAGTTTCCCCGGTCCCTGACGTGGTGGCATGGCCGCGGCGCGCCTGAGGAGAAGATCACCGGCCGCAAAGCCCTCGTCGCCCTTGTGCGCACGCCAGGCCGTCGGGCGTCCCGGGCGTTCATCGACGAGCAGCGCGCCGCCCTCGCACGCCTGGCGCAGGGGTCGACCTGATGGCAGCGAACACCGTCGCCCTGACGTATACAGCGGAGTTGAAAGACCTCCGCAAGAAGCTTGCATCGATCCCCGACATCACGGCCGCCGAGGCGAGGAAGGCGACGCAGGCCCTCAACAAGTCGATCAAAGCGGCCGGCCGTGTCGCCGACAAGGTCTCGAAGGAATCGGCGCGGGCGGCGCGGGCGGCATCGAAGGCGGCCGAGGCCTCGTCGAGGGCGACCCGGGAGGGCTTCAAAGGCGTTGTCGAGCTCGCCGGATTCAGCGGCGACAAGATCGACAAATTGAACTCGGTCCTCGAAGCGACCGCCGTACCCGCCGGCGCCGCGGCCGCTGCAGTCGGTGGGGTTGTCGTCGCCGTCGCCGCGGTCGCCGCCGGGGTCACGGCCGCCGGGGTGGCCATGGTCGGCCTGGTCAGGTCGGCCGGCGACCTGCACGCCGAGGTGAACGCCCTGTCGAAGGTCGAAGGCCTCGGGGTGTCGGGCGCGGCCGTGGCGAACATCGAACGCGCGAACCGTTCCCTCGACGCGGTCGCCGTCCTGGGGAAACAGGTCGTCGTGGTCCTCGGCGCCGAGGTCGCCCCCGCGGTCGAGGGCCTGTCTCGCCTGCTCGTCAAGTTCGGACTCATCGCGATCGACGCCCTCAACAAGGCAGCGCAGGGCGGCGACCTCTTCAGGGAAGGGGTGATCCGCATCGGCGACGCCCTGATCCAGAACTTCCTACGCCCGTACGCGTCCCTGGCGAACAATATCGCCCGCCTGGGGAACCTGGCCGAGGCCCTGGGGCTCGAGGACGTCGGCAAGGCGCTGCAGTCGGTCGACGAGGGCTTCGACAACTTCACCCGGGGCATCGCCGAGTCGGCCGTCGACGGCCTGGTCGATGGCTTCGAGCAGCTGGACACCGCGACCGGCGACCTCGACGGCCGGGTCGATGCCCTGGTCGGCAAGCTGCAGACGTTGAAGGACGCCGAACGGGACGGGGGGAAGTCGGCCGAGGCCCTGACGAAGGCGCAGGCCGACGCCGACAAGGCCAGGACGAACCTCCTCAAGACGATCGCGCGCCAGGCGCAGGCAGAATCCGACCTGGCCGCGGTACAGCATTCGATCCGGGTCGACGCCCTCGAAGGCATCGAAGCGACCACGCAGGCCATCGAGGACGCGTTCGACGCTCGCCTCGAAGCGATCTCGAAGGTCGCCGCCGTCGTCGGGGAGACCGAGGCGGTATTGGCCGCGGTCGACGCTGCAGCTGCAGAACGGGCGACGGCCCTCGGCGACGCATGGACAGCGCAGGCTGACCTCGTCGACGACGCGGCCGAGTCGATGACGCAGGCCGTCGAAGACCTCGGGCCGCTGCTCGACCAGATGCCTTCACGCTTCGAACTCATCGCGGCCGCGGCGTCGGCGACGTTCGACAAGGTCGCCGGGGTGGCTGGGGGCGTGACCGGCGCCCTGGAGAAGGCGACCGGGGGCGCGGTCGACCTTTCGGTCGGGGGCATCCTGGGGGCCGCTGCCGAGGGCGAGGACGCCGGGGCCCTTGTCGACCAGGGCCTCGCCTTTATCGAAGGCCTCGTCGACAACTTGCCGATCTTCCTCGATGCCCTGATCGCCGGGGTCCCCCGTCTGATTCACGGGCTGATCAACGCCGTCCCTCTGCTGATCGAATCCCTGGTTTCATCGATCCCCGTCCTGGCCGTGACGCTCGCGACCGAGACCGTCGCCGCGATCATCAACAATCTACCGGCCATGATCAAAGCCCTCGCCAAGGGCATCGTCAAGGCCATCCGGGACGGGTTGAAGACCCTCCTTGGGTTCTTTCGAGACCTCGTGAAAGAGATCGGCAGCGTCGGCCGCAAGAAGACGAAAACATTCGGGGACACCCCCGGGCCGATCCGTGTCCCGGCCGGGGGCTTGCGGGCCGACTTCGGGTCGGGCGACATCGTCGTCGCCTCACGGTCCCGGGAAGGCGCCGCCGCTCAGCTGGGGCTACCCTCGGGCGCTTCGAGCTCGAACGCGTCAGGCGGGGGCGGGGGCGGTATGCGCGCTGTCCGCCTCGACATCGTCGACGGGCACGTCGGCCTCGACCGGGTTTTTCGCCGGAACATGATGAACGGCGGCGCGTTGTCCCGTCGGGCGACGACTGGCCAGGTCGACGTCTACAACCGGGGCCGCTGACATGGCGAACGAATTCGACGAACAACAGCACATCGGCGTCCTGATCGCCGATGACCGGGTGAACCTCGACAACTTGACGACGAACGACGCGACGGCGTCGAACTCGGACTACACCGAAAACACCCCTCGGCCCGGAATCCCTGTCTATGCCCGAGGCGCAGTGGCAACCGGGATGACCCCTGACCGCGGCCCCCTGGCTGGCCTCGACGCCCTCGGGGACCAGGACGGCGACACGTCGTACACAGTGAAGGCCGTCGAACCCGGAATGCCCTCACGGCGCGCTCAGGTCGTCATGAGGCCATCGCTCGACACGTCGGCGCAGTGGCGTGGCCACAACACCGCGAACGTCCTCGAGTGGTTCCTGCAGGACGAACACATCGAGGTATCGACCTCGGTGGCCTCGGCGACGAAGATCGGCACATGCCGAACCGCGGTCGACACGATCTGCTGGGTCTATGTGAAGTCGACCGACCTCGTCGAGTCCGTCATCTACGATCCCGAGGCGCACACCCTGACGTCGCCGGTCACGGTCGCCGACTTCGACGCCGACCCGAACGTCGATGAGGCTTCGATGCCGGAGCCGACGCCCTGCGTCGACGTCATCCTCGGCCCCGGCGGTCGCCTGCTCGCCTACTACCTGACGCGCCAGGTCGACCCGATCGTCGCGGATACGGTTCGGATCGGTTGGGCCTACAGCGACGACAACGGGGCCAACTGGCGCACCGGCGGCGTGCACGTCGTCAACACCCGGGTGCCTGACACGTGGGCCGCTACGGTCGTCTTCACGCGCCTCCGCGCGGCCTACCACAACGGCCAGGTGTTGATGCTGCTCCACTGGCAGCCGGACTACACCGACGGCCAGGTCGAACCCGTGACCGCGGCCGTCGACGTGTGGCTGCAGCTGGCAAGCGATGACGCAGGGGCGACGTTTCAACTCGTCGACTCAGGCCTCGACCACGTCACGGGGAACCACCCGAACGCGGCGCCCCAACAGATCCGATCCGAGATCGTCGTCGACCGCGCGACCGGGATTTTCACCGTCGTATTCGAGAACGACCCCGGCGCCGGGACGAACACGATCAGCACGAAGCGCATCGGGTCGCCCTTCGACATCCTGGCGAACGTCACGCAAACGGACATCGTGACCCTGTCGGGCCTGCAGGTGCAGGATATCGCTGCCTGGGAATCCGAAACAGGCAGGTTGATCCTGTCATATCTCGAACTCAACCGCGCCAACATGTGGTATTCCCGTGACGGGGGTGTCACCTGGCACGAGTTCGGGTTCACCCCGGTCGCGAAAGGGGGCGGGACCCTCTTCAACCGCTACACCATCGCCGAGGCCGGCGGCCGCGCCGTGTGGGCGATTTGCGACGAGTCTTTCGCGTATTCGTCAGGTGAGCGGTATCTAATCGTCGGGTCGGGTGGATGGTGTTCGGTCGAGCAACCTCGGTCGAGTCGCACGATCGACGACTACCCTCAAAATGCCGGCTGGGGCGTCTACCAGGGCGCCTCAATCGTCGGGGCGACGTGGTACCCGCCCCAGCTGCCGACCACGCAAGGATGGACCGGGAACGGCGCTGGGGCCGAGGCCATCACGTCGCCGTCGCCCTGGGAAGTCGTGTTGACCACGACGACCAACGCGCGCAGCTACTCGAAGGTGAACGTCGTTCGCCGCGCGACCTGGCAGCTGCAACTCGACACGGCCGGGTCGGTCCTCGCCAAAAACTGCGCGGTCGAGGTGAACGCCGTCGACTTCGATATGTCGGTGCGGTTCAAATCCGACACGGTCGCGATCTTCGACGAGACCGGGGTGCCCTCGCAAAAGGCGACGGTGGCCCTCGATACCAGCGTCGCCCGGGTCTACCTCCTCGCCCTCGGGTGGGTGTCCGGGACGGCATACGCCGTGCTCTATTCGCGACTGCCGACGTCGGACGACTACACGGCGATCCTGATTTCGTCGTGGGCCTCGGCGGCCGCCTCGGGGTCGGGGAACCTCGTCGAGTGGGGGAACATCGCGAGCGCGACCGAGACGTCGAGGTGGGGTTACTTCCACCACGGCGAATACGCAGGGGACACCGGCAACCGAGACGCCTACTGGCGCCGCGACATCACGACGCACGCCCCCCTGACGTTCACCGGCGCGCCGATCCCGGCGCCGCCCTACCGCCTCTACATCGACCAGGGCCTCAAGCTGCAGGGGTCGAGTGGTCCGTTCGTGGTGGGCGACACCTGGGATGTCGAACCGCATTCGGACTACCCCGCCGAGGTCATGCTGCCGGACGTGTCAGGGTCGCCCCGGCGCGTGACCAGGACGACCGGGACCGGGACTGTCCGCTATGTGTGGAACGTCGATGCAGGCGATGACACCGCGTTCGGCGACTCGTCGTATGGTATCGCCGTCCACGGGATCAACTGGAAAACCGGCCGCCTTCGCGGGTGGACCGGCGCCGCCTGGGTCACGATCGTTGACCTCGACTCGGCGATCGACTTCCCCAGCTGCAGCTACACCCGCACCGGGAACCGAATCACGGTGAACACCGGCGCCGGCCCCTTCAACAGCGGCGGCCGCTGGATTCATTACGACGAGTTCGCCGGGGGCACGATGGATCTCGGCAGTGGGAAGCTGCGCAAGATCCGGTCGAACACCGAAGGCGCCTGGGTGACCTCGACGACGAAGCGCCCGACGTTCATCCTCGAAGGGGTCGACGGGACCGAACCGGCCTCGGGGGATTGCGTCATTTGGGCGACCTCGGCCGTCGCCCTCATCCATGAGAACACCGCGGTCTACCAGCGGTACAGCCTCGAAATCCTGACACACTCGACCGTCGACGGCTACTTCGAGACCGGGTCGACGATCATTGGTCCCGTCGTCTTCTTTGGGCAACGCTACAGCTGGGGCCGAAACCAGGCGCTCGAGCGCGCGTTGACGATGTCTCAGACCCGGGACGGGCATCGACGCGTGCGAAAGGACGCCCCTGACCGCCGAGTGATTTCGGCGGCCTGGACTGAGGGGGTCAACCAGGGGACCATTGACGGCGCCTCGCCGGATCCCCGCTACATCGCGATGAAAGCCGGCGGCGTTCCCGTGGCCGCCCTCGGCGATCAACCAACCCTCGTCGAGGGCTTGACGCGGCGCCTGGCCGGCCGTCTCGGGGTGTTGATCGCTCGCATCGACGACGCCCCGGCCGGCGACAAGACGCAGCTTGCGGGCCGGGAACAATACGTCCTCGGGCGCCTGCTCGCGAACGTGGAGAGCTCGGTGAACCTCGGCGACGAGGGCCGCGACGAGTTGACGGTGATCAGTGGCCTGCAGTGGTCCGAGGAGGTCTGACAAGTGGCCGACCTGCGCCTGCCATGGTCGACGGTTGCCTCGGGCGACTGGTCGTGGATCCTGACACTCAGGGTCGCGGGCCGTGACGTGCGCTTGACCTCGGGCGCCGACGTCGACGTGACGAGCAGAACCGAGGGCACCCTGCGCTATCTGTCGGGCCTGTCGACCGAGGGTCTGGCGCGGACCCTCGACATATTCGCCGACGGGCCATCGGAGCGGGCCGCGTCGTTCGCGGTTGCTGTGTCGTTCGACGTGGCCGAGGCCATCGAGCAGGGGCACCTATTGCACGGCGCGACGGGTGAGCTCGCGCAGCTGTGGGCCGGCCAGGATTTCGACGACCGGCGCCGGGTCCTCGAAGGCATCCTGCGTGAGCCTGCATACGGCGACGCCGACGAGCTCTTGACGTTCACGATCCGGGAAAGCCTCGGCGAGGACCGGGGGCGGTTTTGGGCGCCAGGTGAGATCGTGTCGCGCGACACCTTCCCGGCCGGCCTGCCCAACAGCGGCATTGCCGGGTCCGAGGACGTCGACGGCCTCTGGGGGAACGCGTACCCGATCGTCATCGGGTCGCCCGGGGGCGGCCACGTCGAGGACGTCGGGGGCGTCCTGACATACTTCGACGTCCCGGCGACCCCGGCCCTACTGGTCGAGCAGCAAGAACCGTCGACCGGAACGGCGACCGATTATCGCCTCATGGTCTGCAGGGGCGTCGCCCGAGACATCGGGTCGAAGGTCGAGATCGTCAACGCGTCGGCGGCCTCGTCGAACTTCGCGGGCACGATGGCTGTGGGCATCGATCGCCAGGGCCGCGACTACACCTATGTCAACCCGAACGGCGCCCCGGGCATCCCTGCCAAGTCGGACAATTTGTGGGCGATCTGGATCGACCGCGCCGCGGCTGTCATCGAGTCCCGGTCGACGCAGAACCCGTTCGACGTCGGCGCCCTTCGAGGGGCCGGCGACGTCATCCGGTGGGCCCTCGGCCTGTCGACCCTGCGCGTCGACCGGTCGCAGTTGGGGCGCCTGGCCGCGTTGAACGGGTTCCTCGTCGACACCTACCTGAACGACCCGACCGCGGCCCCGTGGCCATGGGTGCGCGATACCCTGCTGCCCCTGCTACCTGCCTCGGCCGTGTTCGGGCCTGATGGCCTGTACGTCGCCGCCTGGCAATACGACGCCACCACGGCCGACGCCGTGATGCACCTTGAAGTCGGCCGCAACTGCTCGAGGTCGATCGACACCCTGGTCACGTATGGCGACGAGGGCGCCGTGTTCAACGAAATCACCCTGCAGTTCGCCCTCGACGCGTCGACTGGCCAATTCGCCAGGTCGAAGACCCTCGGGGCCGTGTGGGATGACCAGGCCGCGACGGTTCACCATCCGTCGATCTGGGGCCGGCGGTCGCAGCAATGGTTCGACAAACGCTCGAAGACGATCCCTGTTCCGTGGGCGTACGACGATGCGACCGTCGAGGCCATCGGCCAGGCCATGTTACGGCGTGAGGCCTTGCCCCCTCGCCGGGTCGCAGTGACCGCCGGCCCCGAGATCGAGTGGCTGCGCCCGGGCGACGTCGTCGCGTTCACCGATGCAGCCTTGTCGATGACGAACCGCGCCGCGCACGTTGAAGCCGTCGCATCCCTTGAAACGGGGCAGGTCGAGGTCGGCCTGCTACTCTTCGATCCACTCGCGTTCACCGATGGGTAGCGCCCGGGAGACACCATGGCAGTAGACCATTCCGCAGTGCAGCCTCAGGGGGGCACGACATCGGCGATCAAGGTCGCGACCCTCGACGCAACCCCGGCGAACTCGACGGAGATCACTCCGCCCCCGTGGGCCGCTCGTGTGACCGTGCGGTTCAAGACCTCGGCCGACGCGAACGACGACGGGCATTTCGCATTCGAGGGCACCGACGGCGCGGCCATCGACGCCGACCATTTCCCGATCGCCTCGGGCGAGGCCTTCAGTATCTCGACGGCCCTGGTCGGTCGGAACCTCGACGCGTCGCCGACGTTCTACCTGACCGCGACCGGGGTGTCGTCGGTGGCTCACATCGTGTACGAGCGCGAAAGCCGGGGAACCTGAGGTGGCCGGGTTCAAATGCGAGACCTCGGGCGCGGCGACCGGTGGGGGAACCTCACCTGTAGCGGCCTCGACGCTCGCGACGACGATCGACACGACATCGCCCTACGCGTTCGCGCCGACCCTCAGTCTCGACTCGGGCACGGCCGGCGGTACGTGGAACACGGTCATCACGAGGACGTCAGACGCGTCAAGCGTGACCGTGACCGACCCGACGACGACAACGCCGACGGCGACCCTCACCGCGGCATCGGCCGGCGCCGGGGATTCCTTCCTCTGTGTCTCCACCTACACCGACCCGGACAGCTTGACCGACTCCGTCGAGACAGCGGTCGGGATGGCCGGGACCGGGGCCGGTTCCTGGGCTACTCAGGGGACCGGGCTCGACTTCACGGCCGACGTGACGAATATCGCCAGCCTGACCGAGGGCGCCGAGAACACCGTCTACCTGGCCGACGGGACGACGGAAAAGGCTACCGTCCGATTCGACGAGCGGATCGTCGGCGCGGTCGGTATTGCCGATGTGACGAGCGGGACCGGCCTCACGTTGGGCAGCCATGGCAACACCAGCAACAAAGCCTCCTCTGTCGCCGTGAAGTTCGATTCGGCCAGTGTCAACGCATGGGAGGATCCCGGCTTCGACATGGCGGCCGTCCACATCGTGGCGGTCGATCTCCTCTACAGCGGCCTCAAGTACGACGTCGCGAACGGCGACCTGTTGCAACTCGGAATCTGCGACACGGACGACTACAGTTCGGTCAACAATAACTTCGGGATCTATCTCCACCGAGCAAGCGGGACCGACTACGAGGAATACTGGCGCCGAACCCTCGGCGGCGCCGCCGGTGAAGTCGGCGAGGTCAACGCCGAGACCACGCAGGGAACGACGGTCGCGGTGCGGATCCTGATTTTCAACGGTCATTCGGCGATCGTGTTTTGGGAGATGGGGGCGACCGCGTTCCTCGAAGGGATTCCCACGGTTGCGGGAAGCCTCTACAGCGCCGTCCTGTATGGCTACGCCGCGGCCGTGGACGCATCCAAACCGATCCCGAACGCGTTCTGGATCGTGTCTGAGGTTTTGTCGAACGGCTCGAGCACGACCGACCGCACCTTGACGCTCGAAAAAATCCGATTTCAGGTGTTCGAATGAAAGCAAACACCCCTCGTGCGTCGACCCTTATCGGTCCCGACGGCGCCACGTCGGCGCCTGGCGTCGTGTTCACGGTCGCGGCCCCCGCCCGCGACGACAACTATTCGGCCGCCTCGTGTCGGGACCCTGACGGGCGCCTGTATGTAGTGGTCGCGATCGACGACCCCGGCGACGTGGACACCGACGCGGACAGCATCGACGGGTCCCGGACGATGCGCGCAATCCGCGCCGCGCTCAAGACGGAACGGGGGCGGTAGTGGCAGGCACAAGCGGGGGCGGCGTTCCCCCGAACAAACCAGACGCAGGCAACTCCACGACGGCGACCCTGGCCGGTAGCGCCACCTGGACCGGTACGGCGGTCGACGTGTCCGCGTTCGGGGGCGTGCTCGTGCAACTGTTCTCCGACGTCGCCGGCAAGGATCTGCGGCTGCGCAACCGCGCGAAACTGAGCGCCGCCGGTCTGGTGCTCATGGCGAACCAGATCGACCAGGGGGGCGGCTCGTCGCTTCTGCCCCTTGACGGGTTCCCCCTCGCATTCGGCGGGGGCGGCCGTCTCGAATGGACCGGCGAGGGCGTAGCCGGGACCGAAGACGCGAACGTGATCATTCTGGTGCAGATCGCGACCCACTTCCAACACGCCAATATCCCGGCCCTTTTGCCCTGATTCCGTCCTGAGGAGGACCCGTGGCCCGAGTTTGCATCGACGTCCAGCACATCGGGAAGCCGAACAAACCGCGCGACCGCGGCGCCGCCTGGCCTGCTGACGGGTCGGGCCTGGTCGAGGTTCACCTGACCCTCGGCTATGCCGTGGCCATGGAGCGCGCCCTGCACGACCTCGGCCACGAGGTTTTCCTGCTCGTAGACGGCTACTATGGTGACCGCCACAAGCGCGTGAACGCCCTCGCCCCCGATCTCTACCTGGCCTGTCACGTCAACGCAGGCATGGGGGGCAAGCCCTACAACCGGGGCGAGTTCTACCACTGGCCGCAGAGCTCGAACGGCCACGCAGCTGCGCAGGCCATTGCCGAGGCCGTCGCCGCGGTCGCCCCCTGGCGGTGTGAGGTCAAGCCGGCCGACTCAAGCCGGACTCAAGCGACCATGGACGGCGTTCGGGCGCCGACGGTCCTGCTCGAGCCTGGGTTCCTCGACGGCCTTGACGCGTCCTGGCTTCAACAGTCGCACACCCTCGGGGGCGCGATGGCCTCGGGTGTCGACGCGTACCTGCGCCGGGTGTCGTGATGTTCAAAGGGTCGAACACGACGATGTTAGGCGCCGCGGCGCCCGGGGCGGCCCTGGTTGTCCTGGCGACGTGGACGATCTTCAAGGTCTTTGAGGTCGACATGACGCAGTCGGATCTCGACCTGCTCACCACTGTCGCCAAGTGGGGCGCCGGGGGGTCCCTCGGGGGCGCTGGGGCCAACGCGGTGCGCCACCTTGGCGAGGGGTGGCGAAAGCCAGGCGCGGCCCCTGCGCCGTCTGAGGGCGCCCCGTGAGCGGCGACGCCCCGTGGTGGGCAAAGCCGGCCGCCCTCATCCTGACGGCCGCGGTCACGGCCGCCCTATCCGGCGGCGCCGTGTCGCAGGCGACGGGGAAGTCGGCCGAGGTCGACGGCCTGGTCGCCTACCTGCCCCTGCAGGCCGAACGGGCGGCGACGACTGAAATCGCCCTGGCCGTGCTAGAGCATCGCGTGGCCACTCTGGAGGACCGATGCAACGCGGCGCCGTGACCGTTTCCCTTGTCGTGGCCGTCGGCCTCGGGTGCCTCATCGTTGGCGGGGGCGCCGGCGCGTTCATCGTCAAGCGCAACACGCCCCCGGACCAGACCGCCGAGACGGCGCAGGCCATCGCCGATCAGACGGCCGCGATAGCCGACCTCGCCGCCGAGGTGAACAAGCCGGCGGTGTTGTCCGAAGAGGTCAAGGCGAACCTGGCCGGCGACGTGCCCGCCGGGTGTCGTGAGGCGGCCGCGTCGATGGAGCCGATCTGCATAGCGATGGCCTGCCAACGGACACAACAGAGCGCCGCCGGCCGGTGCGACACGTCCATGGTCGCGCAGCTGGTCGCCGAATACCTCGTCGAGCGGCGCGAACTCGCGTGCAACGGCGATACCGACTGTGTCGACCGCCGGGGCGACCTGGCCGACAAGGTCAAATAGTGGACGACTCGACCGCCATCGGTGCAGTCGTGGGCGTCGTATCTGGACTGTCATCGGCCGTAGCAGGCGCGGCCGCCCTTGTGAGACTGGTCGTCAGGCCAGCTATCACCGAACTCCGGGCAGAGTTCGCAAGCCAGATCGGCGCGGTCGGGGGCCGTGTCGACGCTGCCGAGGTGGCCATAGCGGCCGCCAATCGGGATACTCAGAATGCCCAAAACCGCCTCGACGGCTATCATGAACGACTCAGAGATCACGACACCTGGCGCGCAGGGATCGACGTCCGCCTCGAAGGGGTCGCCGACGGGATCGGCAGGACCGAGAAAGCGTTGGACCGACTTCGAGATCGATCGACTTGAGGAAGCGCGCGCCGGCCTGAGGTTCGCGCGCATGTGCGCCGGCGCGCGACTGGTCAGGAAGGTGTGACCAGACCGAACACCGGCGCCGGCTTCCCTCGCCTGGCCGGCCGTCGTTCGACGATCTCGACCAGGCCCCGACTGCAGAGGCGGTTCGCGGCCCGCCAAATCGACGGACGGCGCCCCCCTGTCCGTTCTGCGAGCTCGGTCGACGTACCGGGCCCCTGACGCAGGGCGGCCAGCAGGGCGCACTGTAGCGGCCCCGGGGGGTATTCCCGCCTGGCGACGACCCACACCCCGGGCACGGCCGGGTCGGCCCTGACAAGGTGCCCCCCCTGCCACAACTGGCGCAGGGCGCGGTCGAACTCGTCGAACATCGTCGTTCCGTTGCGCAGGGCGGCGCGACGGGCGAATGCCTGCACGGGACCGTCGAGGGCCATCGCATCGCGGGTGTTTGTCCCGACGGCGACGGCCGACAAGATCGCGCCGCGCAGGGCGTCGAGGGGGCGGCCGGTCATCCTGGGGCCTCGACGCCGTTCCGGTAGGCCCTGGCCGCGTCGGCGAACGGTTTCACCTGCTCTGGCCCCGGTTGCGACCCGACCAGGACGTCGCCGCCCGTGGTCAAAAGGAGGTCGCACACCCTGAAGGCCTGGTCGAGGCGCGCGGCCGTGCCCGAGGTCTCCGTGCGCTCGATGCAGCCGCCGGCGTACCGGACGACCCACCGAAAGGACGAGCCCCCGTCGACGACCTCGGCGACCGTCGCCCCGTCCCGTTCCCGACGCGTCATCGAGGGCCTGTCGAAGCGCAGGTCGACCAACCAGGGGCCGACGAACCGGTGCGGGACGTCGGCAAGGGCGTGCAGGGCCCGGTCGAGGTCGGTGAATGCCTGCGCGGCCTGCTCGTCCTGGGTGAGGTCGGTCGCGATCCAGGGCGCAGTCAAGAAGCACCCCCGGCCCCGATGCGCTTCGCCTCGGCGTCGAGCTCAGACTGCAGGGCGTCGCGATACTCGGTCGCGGCCGTGATCCGTCCCTTCCACGACGTCACCGACTCGGTTCCCGGCGGCCCGAACTTCTCTCGAATGTCCGAGACGGCCGCCCCGTGCAGCTGGCTTTCGAGTCGGGCGCAGTCGGCTTTGACCTGTGCGAGCGTCTGGTCGCCGGTCGGGGCCTGAGGGTCGACGGGGGCCTCGACCTGCGCGTCGACGACTGGGGGCGCGCCGGCGGCGACCCGTTCCCGTTCCTCGGGCCGCGCGTGCTCGAACTCGTCGAAGGTCGGCCCGTTGTCAGGCAGCGCCGGGGCCTGGCGCTGGGGAAGTTCGCGCCCCCGTTCGGGCAGTTGCTCGACCGCGCGGGCCGTGCCCTCGATGACCGCATCCCCGATCTCTTCGGTGAGGGCGGTCGCGAGCTCGGGCGAGTCGAGGGGGATGATTCCGCGCGCCATGGCGTACTTGATAGCGGTCTTCTGCGCCATTTCGATAGGCCACTCGCGCCACATCTTATCGGTGCGCGCCATATCTCGGCGGCGCACGATGACGTCGAGGGGGACCCATGCCCGAATGACGTCGTGCCCGTGCTCGAGGTCGCGCACGATGACGGCGACGCCAGCGATCTCACTCAGGTCGACCGGCCAGTATCCGGGGTCGCCGTTGTGTTCGACGACCTCGCCGAGGCTCACCTGCAGGAAGTCGTTAGCGCCGACGGGCACGGCCCGAACCCCGAACCCGTTTCGGGCGGCGAGGATCGCGATCCCCCGGGTGGTGATCCGCCACTGCAACTCGGGCGGCGCGCCGCGCCGGGGCGCCTGGGGCACGAGGTACACGGCCGGGTAGGGGCCGCCGGGCATGAGTCGGGTCTGAGCCGACAAGGCGATGCAGGACGACAAGGAAAGGTCAGTGCAGTGGAAGAACCCCGAGGGGTCCCGGGCCGCCTGCATCGACGAAAGGATCGCCATCGTGATGCGCTGCGCGACCTGGCGCCCGGCCTTCGACCCTAGAAGCTCCTCGCACTGCGGCCGCGCGCGCTGGTTGACGCGAATCCCGAACGCTTCTCGGTCGGTGAGTTGGCGCCCGTCGCGCCGGCCCTGGTTGCGGTTCCTGTGGTTCGTCATGGTCTATCCGTGGTGGTGGTGGGTGTAGGTGATTCGAGTTCGGGGGCCATCGTCGCGACGAGGTAGACGATCCACCCGAACCAGGCGGCGACCAGGACGCACCCGACGATGACCGTCGGGGCGCGCCTCATTGCGGCGCCGTGTGCAGAACGCGGCCGAGGTCTTCGAGGCAAAGCCACACCCCGGCGAGGTAGGCGTCGACCTCTTCGAGCAGGCGCCAGTCGCGGGACACGACGGCGCGTTCGCCGTCCCGGCGCACCCTGGCGAGGCGGCGCCGGATCCGTTGCGCGATGACGTCGTCGGCCTCGGCGATCCGCTCGATGGCCTCGGCGACCCGTTCCCGGGTGCGAACCCACCGTCGAACGCGTAGCTCGAAGGCGCCGTCGGTCATGGGGCGGGGGGTCAAAGCTGGCCGCCGGCCAGGTCGTCGAGGGTCAACCAGCGGCGCCCCCGGATGACGCCGACGACGTCGAGGGTCGCCTGCTCGGTATCGTCGGGCGTCGCCAGGCATGGCCACGTCGCCGGGGCCGTGATGACCCCGATCGATACGGGGGTTCGCTGTTTCGACGTGCAGGCCAGGATATCGCCGGCCTCAAACTTGAAGCCCTTAATCGTGCCCGAGACAGTGACGACCAGGCCGCCCCCTCGGGGCCGGATCTGCGGGGCGCTCAAAGGTGCACCGACATGACAAGGAACCAGGACGAGACGAGCAGGGCAACCCCGGCCGCCGCTTCGATGTGTTCGCGCATTTGACCTCCGGCCACGAATAGAACGCGACGCGCGCCGCGTGTCAAGTGTCCCGCCCGACTTGACGGATCGGCGCCCCCTCGCTACCGTCAGGCCATGCACACCGGCCAACGAATACGGCGCGCGCGCCGAACCGCGGAAGTCTCAGTCGTCGCCCTGGCGCGCGTCCTGGGGATCACTCGTCAACAGCTGCACCGCATCGAAGCCGGGACGAGCTCGTGTCGGGCGTCCTGGTTGCCGGTCATCGCTGCACACTGCGGAGTCGAGACCGCCGAACTCGTGCCCCCGGCGGCCGAGGCCTCGACGTGATCCTCGGGGTTGACACCGGCGCGGCCGGGGGGATCGTGGGCCTCGACCCGTTCGTCGGGATGTTCGCGGCCAGGGCCGACGGCCCCGACGGCTACCACGAACACCCCGAACGACTGCGCGACCTCGTCGCCGGATGGTGGCGATCGACCCCTGCAGGTTCCCCTGGCGTCGTCGCGTTCATCGAGCGCCCCGGCGGCGCCAGGTCGGCGAAGGCCGTCGCCGGGATGCATCGGTCATTCGGCGAGGTTCGCGCCGTGTTGCGGTGCGCCGGCTTCGACGTCCTCGAGGTCACGCCGAACGAATGGCGCCGCGGCCTCGGCCTGCCCCTGCAGGGCGGCCAAACAAAGGCCGACGCCCTGGCGCACGTCGAGGCGACCCTGCCCCGGCTACCACTCATCCCGGCCCGCTGCCGAGTCCCCCACGAGGGGATCGTCGACGCGGCCTGCCTCGCCCTGTATGGGCGCCTTTTCTACAACCGGAGGGCCGTGAATGGCTAAGAACAAACCCCAATATCTTCAGGCGCCGTCGTTCTACGGCGTGCTCGGGCTCAAAATCGGCGTCGATCAGTCGTCGTTGAAGTTCGACTACCCCGACGCCGACAAGGTGCGCCGCGCCTGGCGCGAGTGTGTCGCCGACTCGCACCCCGAGACGGCCAGCACCGTCGAGGAACGCGACCGCAAAGAGCGGCGCTTTCGCTCCGTGATGGAGGCATACGGGACCCTCTACAACCCGTCCTCGTGTGGGGAATATCGGGCGTACCTCGAAGCCGACGGGGGGAAGCACGAGGCCTGGTTGAAGTCAGACGATCGGCGCCCGTTCGTGTCGCCCGTCGAACCCTGCGCGGTTATCCTGCTGCGCGATTCCCTGGCCGACGCCATGGCCGCCGAGGGGGAAGACGCCCTGCAGCGATCCGAGGGCGTGTCGGTCGTCGGCCTGCCTCGGTTCCTCGCCGGTGAGGCCCTGCGCGAGGTCAAGGGCCTGGAATCCCTCGATGTGTGGTCGATCCTCGACGAGGTCGTTCGGGACTACCGCGACCACTTCCCCCGCCTGGCCGCCTGGTTGCACGATCACCCCGAGGGCATCGGGTGGACGTGGCGTAGGGATCCGTGGAAGTCGAAGGGGCGGGTAGCGATCGGCCACTCGCGCCGTGTGTCCGACCGCGACCGAGCTCGGATGAACGGCGCCGGGGGCGCGCCGCCGTATGGAACGCTGGACATCGCCCTGTCGTGGTGGATGGCCGCGACCCACGACGAACGGCGGCGCATGATCTTCCACGAGTTGAATCACTTCGAGGTCGTCGACCTGCGCCTGCGCGTGGTCGCCCACGACGTCGAAGCATTCGCGGCCGAGGTGGCCGCGTTCGGCGTGACCTCGCCCGAGGTGGCCGAGGTCGTCGTCGAAGCCCTGCGCCGGGAAGACACCCCCGAACGCCTGGCCGAGTTCGGGTTTCTCGGCGGTGATCAGCTGCGTCTCTTCGAGGGCATGGCCTCGGGGTTGCGCGGCGAGTCGTCGGCGGCCTGATTCAACCCGGGGGCGCCTCGCCCCCTCTTCGGAGAACACGATGAACACCCGCAATCCGCCCTCGGGCATCCTGACGTCGCCGGTCGGCCGATGACCGCCCCCGCTCCCTTGTGGAAGTGGGTCGGGGGCAAGCGCGCCCTACTCCCCGAGCTCCGTCGAGTCGTCCCTGCTGAGTTCGGGCGGTACTTCGACCCGTTCGTCGGCGGGGGCGCGATGTTCTTCGACCTGGCCGCGCAGGGGCGCCTCGAAGGGGGCGCGGTCCTCGCCGATGCGGCCCCGGCGGTCGTACAGGCCTATCGGGGCATTCGGGACGACCCCGAGGAGGTGATTCGGCAGCTGCGCGACCTTTGGCCCCTGAAGCTGGCCGCGACGATGAAACGCGACGAGGTCGTCGCCGGCCTCTTCGAGTCGTTGCGCGCGTTCCTGGCCGACGCTGCTACGCACCCCTCGCCGAGGGTCGCAGCCGCCCTCATCGCGCACCAGCAACTCGGGTTTAATGGCCTGTGGAGGGTCAACCAGGCCGGCGCGCCGAACGTCGCCGCCGGGAAGTCGGCCAACGGTGCGCCGCTCGAGGTCAAAGTCGACGCCGACTTGATTCGCGCCTGCAGTGTCGCCCTCGACGGGGTTCCCGTTGTCGAGCAGGCAACCGCGCGCGCGCAGCTGGGGCTATTCGCCTCGTCCCGGTCGACCTTGTTCAACAAGGTAGAAGCCGGCGACCTCGTGTACTTCGACCCGCCATACCTCGGCGACTTCGACGGCTACACCCCCGAGGGGTTCGGCTTCGACGACCACTTGCGCCTGAGGTCGATCGCCCTCGACCTGGCCGCCCGAGGGGTGCACGTCATCGTGTCGAACTCGGGTTGCCCTGAGGCGGTCGCGATGTGGTCGGTCGAACCGTTCCACGTGACACGCATCGAGCGGCCCGGGACGGTGAACTCGGACACATCGAAGCGGGCGCCAGTGGGCGAGATCCTGGTTCACACGACGAGGCGCACCGGTTGACAGCCGGGGCCGCGTCGTACACGATGAGACTTCAAGCCGTTGCACCGGCTACTCGAATCGGCCCCTACGATGTGGGCCGCCCACCCGTCCCGGGGTGCAACTCGGGGCGGGTGGTTCCCTGGATCGCTGTCGATGGGATTTGAACGCGTCGAGGACGAGTGGCTGCAGGCCATGTGGGGGGCCCTGCCTCGGCCGTGGCCCCTCGGCGCCGCCCTGTCATGGCTCCGCTACTCGATGCGCGCCTCGGCCGCGGGCCGGGCCTATTGGGTGCCTGACTCGGCGCCGGTCAAGATGCAGGCCGCGGCGTTGTCGGCCAGGCCCCCGGGTCGCCGAATGCTGGTTGCGGTCTCGGGTCTCGGCGCGAAAGTCGCCAGGAACCTCGTCAAGTCGGATGTGTGGCGCGACCCCTTCGATCAGGGTCCCGCCAGGTTCCCGCCAGGGTCCCGCCAGGGTCCCGCCAGGGTCCCGCGTACTGCGCGATCTGCGGCGTTGGATGTAGGTCGGGGGTCCCGCCAGGGTCCCGCCAGGGTCCCGCCAGGGTCCCGCCAGGGTCCCGATCGCGCGCGTTTCCTTACACCAGACACCAGTCACCAGTCACCAGACACACACACACCGCCGGGGGAAGCCCCCGCCGTTCACCCCCGAGGCCCGACCGATGAACAAAGCCCTCCCGATCGACACGACGCCCCCCCGAACCGCAGCCGAGAATCAGCGCGCCCACGATTCAGCGCAGGCCGAGGCCCGACTGCTCGAAGCCCTGGCGATGCGTCCGAGGGCAACCAGAGCTCGGGTGGAGCTCCACCGTCGCCGCCGCGCCGCAGCCGACCAGGCCCGACGGGGCCGGTAGATGGCCAGGCGAAAGCGGTCAGGGGCAGCCAAACGCCGCGCCCGACGTCGTCGCCTGGCGATCCTGGCGAGCAGGTCGCCCCCACCATCCGCCCAAAGCGCCCCCGCGCCCCTTCCAGCTGGGGAACCTGGCCGAAACGAATCGACCGCGCCGACCTCGCCTCGGCCGTCGGCGAGTTCACCGCCCGAGTGACCGGCCGCCCCTGGCGCCACATCGAGGGCAAGGGCCGCACCCTTCCCGACGTCGTGCCTCGCACCACGGCGCGGGCCGTCTGCAGCCTACTGCGCGCCCTCGAGTGGCCCGACCTGGCCGAGTGGTCGCAGGACGCGCGCCAGGTCGCCGAGGCGGCGCACACATGCCCGCACCCGCTATTCGCCCGTGATGTGCGGGCCGTCGGCTGGCCCGAGGGCGTCGATCGGTCTCAATCCGTGTCGACCCTGGCCGCCTCGACGCGGTGGGAAGACCGAGTTCGGGTTGCCCTGCAGTGGGCCGAGGCAGGGAAGCCCTCGGCCGACTGGCCGGCCCCGATGACACCCCCGAACGGCGGACCCCCGCCGGGATGGAAACCGCCGATCCGCGATCCTGCGGAGTGGTTCGACGTCAAGTTCTGAGGAGGACACACGATGACGATCAAGACGATTCAAGCCGGCGATCTGCCGGGCATCCTGGCCGGATGGGTCGGCCCTGTCAACGTCGACGGGCGCCCTATGATCCTGTGGTTGGAGTGCCCTCGCGAGGGACCAGGGGTTTTCCGGTTTGTTGACGGAACCAGCGGCTATCGGGTGTCGATCCCGAAGCTGGTCACGATCAACCTGGCGTGGGCGCCGGTCCGCGACCGCATCGTGCGGTGGGCGGCTGAGGGTGAGCGGTGCGCCTGCACCATCGAGGAGGGCGATTCACCGTGCACGGTCCATCCAAGTTGCCCCGCGTGCGGATCGCTTGCGGGCTCTGACGGCACGTGGCGCTGGTGCGATGGTTGGCAGCATCGATGCGCCGATAGTCACCCTCAGGTGGGGCATAGCGCGATCGCTGCGGCAGTCCGACCGCCCGCTGACATCGCCTGGGCCCGCGACAAGCCCGCCGCGCTGCGGTGGGCGGCGTTGCGGGTGGCGAGGGGGTTGCCGGTGTTGGGGGCGATGGCTCCATGGGTAGACGACAATGGGACCAATTCCTTTCCTCACCTGCGTATGGAGGGTGGACGCGACGTTTACGGGGTCGACGATGATGGGTGGCATTGTTGGTACGCCTACGCCGGGCAGGCTGAGTGGACCCGTGAGAAAGGCCCCGAAACCGGCGACCACGGCAAAGCCGCCGCCGACCGCGCCGCCATGGCCGCCGGATGGTGGCTTGAGGGCGGCCCCTTCGAGGTGTCCACATGACCACGAAAACCGGAATCCTGGCATTCCTCGCCGGCCTCGAAGCGGCCGGCCTCATGGACGCCTTCAAAGGCGCCCCGAAATCCCTCGACGCCCACTCGCCCGACGTGCGCCGCCTGGCGAAACAGCGGGTCGCGAACCTCTGGCTCGGTCTGACCGAGGACGTGTCGGACGAGGGCCTGGCCTCGGCCCTGGGATCGTACCTGCGCGATCCGAAGGTCTGCAGCCGCTACCCGCAACCGGGTCTCATCCTGGCGCGCGTCCCTGGCCGGGTCGACCCCCTGGTCGATGACGCCGACGAGGCATGGGGCGACGTGAAACGGGTCGTCGACGATCTCGCCGTGACGATCCTGCACGGCAACCCCGAGCAATGGGCCGCCCTGGTTCCCGAGGGGGTCGAGGAGGACCCCGAGGGCCGCCGGGGCGGCCTCGTCCCGGCCCTGCGCCAGTTGATCGGCTCGCGCCTGTCGGGGCCCCCTGCTCGTCGTGAGGCGGCCCTGCAGGCCCTCGAAGCGGTCGGGGGCCCTCAGGCCTGGCTTGACGCGGCCAACTGGCGAGGCAACCGGGACCCGATCACCACGGTGCGCCACTCGTTTCGAGGGGCCTACCGGAGCGCGAAACCCCGGGTCGTCCAGCTGCACGCAGCCAGGCGCCTGCAGGGGAGCGCGCGGGCCGCGATCGAAGCGATCCCGAACCCCGAGGGGGCCGTGCTCGACCTCCCGACGATCCGCAGGATGGACTCGTGAACCTCGACGACTACCGCGCAGGCCTGGCCGCTATCCCTGACCTGACCCCGGCCGAGGCAAAGCGCGCGGCCGCCGACCTGCGCCGCATCCTGGCCGAACACGAGCGCCGAACCCTCGTGTCGGTGCCTTCGGTCCCTCGCCGCCGGCCCTTGCCGGCGATCCTGTGGACCGACCTCGGGGGCGTGCTCGCCCTCGTTGCGGGGTCGATGTGACCGACGCCACGACCCCGATCGACGTCCTCGATTTGTCCGTTCGGGCTCACAACGAGCTCACGAACATGCGGATCACCACGATCGACGAACTTCTGCGGATGGACCCGGCCGCCTTCCTGCGCCGCCGTTTCGGGTCGCGCCGATGCCTGGCCGAGATCCGGGTAGCCCTCGGCCTCTGGTTCCTGCTCGACTGGCCGATCGGCGAGGACGTCGGGACCTGCGAATACCCGCGGGGATTCTGGCGAGGCGAACGCAGGCACCACACACAACGATAGCGATTCCTGAGGAGGAACCCATGAAACCCCACGAGATCAAGACCCTTTTGACCGACCTTGTCGAGGCGGCCGTCGACGCGACGGTCGCCCTCACGGACACCGACACCGACACCGACGCAGATACCGACAAGGTCGCTATGCGCATGGCTGCGCATCGGGTCGGCCCCTGGCGCTATGGGCTGCTGCCTGCGATGTTGCCGCCTGGTGAGAAGGTGGTCGAGGTCGAGTTCGACGGGAGCCTGCGCCAGTTTGGAGGGCCGTTCTCGGACCTTCGAGTGAAGAACCCGGGGGATCGCTTGTGGTGCCAGATCGGGGCGTCCCTGTGACCGGCCCCCGCTACATGCTCGTGTCAGACGCCGATCGGGCCGCCCTGAATGCGGCCGCGGCCATCCTGCTCGAGGTCGGGGAAGACCAGACCGGGGGCGGGTGGATGGGGTCGACCTACAAAGGCGACGACCTCGTCGACCTACTTCACGAACTCGCCGCCCGTCCCGCGCAGGCCTCAGACCGTGAGGTTGGCCCGGCAACCGCGGCGCCAATCGACAACGAATCGACAAACCGCCCCTTTCTCGCCCCGGCCGCCGACCGCATCGGGGCGCGCCTGGCCTGGGATCCAGCCCATGATCCAGCGTTTCAACCCGACCCCGAGGCGGACACCATCGACACCCCTCGCCCCCTCGACGTCCGCCCCTTCCTCGCCCTGGCCGCTTTGATGCACGGGGCCGGGGTGCTGGTGCTGGCCCTGGCCTTCCTCGGCCTGGTTGTGCGGGCGTGGTTGTGAGTGGCCCCACACGACCACAAAACCCGCACCGGTGCGCCTCGGCCGCCTGTGTCCTGCTCGTGCCTGGCCGGCCCCGAGGCCAGGGACACTCGGGCCCGTGCCGATGTCTAGAGCAGTCAGAGAACCGGCATACCCGCCGTCGGGTACAGGCCGGTATCCGCTGGCTCGTCGACGAGGTGAAAGCCTTCGACCACATGGTCGAGGCGATCCCATGAGTGGTCCCGTCGCACCCTGGGGCGCCCTATGGTGGCCTCTCATGGCCGCCGGGGTGTTCTCCCTCGGGTGGTTCTGTAGCGCTCTGTGGACGGTGCGCCAGGCAGCTGCAGAACGGCGCAGGCGCAACCGCGCCGAGGGGTCGCGATGACGTGGCCCTGCATCCCCCTGGCGAGCAGGGGTGGCCGTTGTGCGGCATGTGGTCGCCAGGCCGGGTCAAACTGTCCGAAGAGGAGGGCGAAACGATGACGACCGCCGAACGCGCGCGCCAGGTGAGGCAGGCGATCCTCGACTGCCTCGACGACAAGGCGAACCCGGGCAAGCCGACGATCCTCGGGCGCCGAGTGTCGAGGCCCTGGCCAGGCGAACCGATTCTATGCTTCGATGATGACCGGACCCCGGTTGATACCGTGGCCCTGGTTCAACTTGGCTGTGGGTGGCGCCGTGGGTGAACTCTGTTTTTTGCTGTGTGCCTGCGGCGTGTCGTTCGGCGTCGGGTCGTACCTGCGCGGCTACCTCGGTCGCCAGGTCGCGGCGCGAGCAGCGACGGTCCTCGACACCGTCGCCGCGTCGCCGGCCATCGACGCGGCCGACCAGGCCATGCAGTCGCGGATTCTGCGGGCCGTGGCAACGTCGCTTCGAGGGGATCCGGGGCCTGCGCTTGCCCTCGGGGCCGAGTGCGAGGCCATCGCGGGCCGGTTTGGGGGCGCCGATGGGTGAACCCCGCGACCGAACGGCCTGGCACCTTCAACGCATCGCCGAGGCCGGCGCCGCCCTGGCGCGCCTCAAGCTGCGCAACCACCTAGCAGAGCAGGTCGAACACCGGATGGCCGACGCGGCCGAGTTCATAGAGTTGACTCTCGAAGAGTACACGGAGCACGCACGCCACGAGGCCGCCACATCGCCGGCCCCGGGCGCCGCCCCGTCGCCGCCCGACGGTGCGACCCGAGGCCGAGGGGCCGACCAGGGCGCCGAGGGCGGGCCCGAGGCCCATAGACCCCCCCCGGGGGGGGTAGGGAGCCCGGTGGTAGATAGCTTGTCGATTCTCGACCCCCCCGAGGGTCTACTATTTCCATGAGGAGGGTAATACCGTGGATGTGAACGATGCTAAAAATGGGGTCGCCTCAACCGCGCCCGAAGAGGGTCCCCGCGGGGGCCTGGCCGCCCTCGGCGCGCGCGCCGTTGCGTGCGTGCCTCTGACATCCTGGTTGCCTGGCGTGCGCCTGCTCGAGCAGCGGGGCCGAGTCGAGGGCGAGTGGCGAGGGATGCGCGACCAGGCCGGGAAACTGGTATTTGTGTCCTCGGGTCGGGGAAGGCTCCGGCTTCCCTACTTGCCCGACCTCACCGACCCGGCGACCGTCGGATGCTTGCGGTCGCTGGTTCGGGATGCTTGGAGTGATCAGCTTCTTTCGACCGAGTTCTGCCCTGCAGACAAAGACTGGCTGGTTCAACGCCTCAACCCTGGCTCGGATGGGTGGCGCGTCGAAGCTATCGCCCCGACCGAGGCCGCGGCCCTGGTCGCCGCCCTCGAAGCGGCGCCCGACGGGGGCGCATCGTGAGCGGGCCGCCGACCGCACGCCGCTACACATTCGAGGTCGAACGCGGCGACGGTGAACCGATCGACCCGAGCGCCGTCGCTACGGCGCTGGCCTCGTGTGGGTTGCGTGTGATGGCAGCGGCGCCGGGGTGTCATCTTGTCGCCAGGGCGACCGCCGAACGCGTGATCACCGCGGCCGACAATGTCGTCATCATGCTGCGCCAAACCCTCGACGGGGGCCGCTAATGCCACGCCGCAAAGGCCACGGCGGCCTACCCCCGCCCGACCCGGCCCGGAAACGCTGGCTGCAGAAGGCAGGACGCCAGGTCGCCGCCGACTGCCGCGCGGCCCGCAAATGCGAATCGTGGTCGGCCGTCGCCGCCCTGCATCGCCAGGGCCAATCCCTGCGCCTTGAATACGACCTCGCACGCGCCGCCGAACGCGCGGCCGTCGAAGAGGCCGACGAGGCCGCCCCCGAGGCCATGACCCCCGAGGAGTGGGGGACCCTCATCGATGAGGACGCGGCCGCGGCAAGTGATGACGACCTCGAACGGTACGTCATCGAGTGGGCGCGGCGCCTCGGCCTCACCTTCGACGGGACGACCTCGCCGCCGACCCTGCGCCGTGTGGGCCTGCGCCTGGTCGAGGGGGATTGACGGTGGCAGCTGAAAACCTACCGATCACCCGGCAACCGTCGCCCCCCTTCAAGGTCGGCGCGACTGTGTGGTGGGTTGTCGACAATCCCGGCGGCCCGCCCCGCGGCCAGGAAGGCCGCCCCGTGTCGGTCATAGCGATCCGGTCGCAGCGCAATTGCGGGTCGGGGTGGATGGTCGACACGCGGTTCGGGTGGTGGGATTCCGGGTGGTTTACGACGACGGCGCCGAGGTGAACGCGCGGCGCGCCCTGGTCACGGGTGCGCGGCGCCGTCGGGCGCTTGCCCGGGGTGTGCCTGTCCGGTGCTGGACGAACCCCCAACGCCGGATCCTCGAATCCGACTACCGCCTCACGGTCGCCTGGGGCGCGAACGGCATCGGGAAATCCGTCGTCCTGGCCGAGCTCGTGCGCCGGGCCATCGAGGGCACCCTGCACTGGCAGAACTCCCGGTCACGGGTCGTCATCCTGGCCGGCCGAACGTGGAAGCAAATCGGGGCGACCCTGGGATACTTGTGGAAGTCGGTCGACAAATCCTGGTTTAGGCCGAAAGTCCGATTCGAGGACGGCGCCCTAAAGGGCCAACGCGAAACCGTGTACGACATCGTCGGCGGCCCCGGGAAGGGGTCAACCCTCGTGTGCGCCGTCTTCAACGCCGAGACCCTGGCCGGCCCCCGCTCCGAAGTGGTGATCACCGACGAGCCCCTGCCCCGTGACGTGCACGACGAGCTCTGGCCGCGCCTCTTCGGTCGGGGCGGCCGGATGTATGTCGGGTTCACGCCCACGATGGGAACGTGTACGAAGCTTGACTACCTCTGGGATCTCGTCGACGACCAGTCGAAGCCGTTCGCCGGTGAGATCCACGTTCCCCTGACCCTCGATGCCGTGACCCCCCGCGGGGGAATCGTCGAGGTTCCGTGGGTCACGCAGCAAGAAATCGACGACCTCGAAGGCGGCCTATCGGCCTTGTCCGTAGAGATGCGTATGGGGCGCAGTCGCTACCCCGTCAAAGACACCGCGTTTTTCATGCGCGTTTGGGGCCCTCACCTGGTCCGCACCCGCGATGTGTCGAACGGGTGGGATCTCGGGATCGGCCTGGACTACGGCAACAAACCCGGCGCGACCCGGGCCGCCCTCATCGCGTGCAACCGCCGCAAACCGATCGCCCCCGTGCACGTCGTCGCCGAGTACAAAGCGACCTCGTCGAAAACCGAGGACCACGCCCGGGGTGTCCTGGACATGATCGACCGGGCCGGCCCCCTCCTCGGAGGCGATTACGACCTGCGCGATATCGACGTCTGGATCGGCGACCGGGCACACTCCAAATCGTCATACGGCCCGAGGCAGTCGAACCTCTTCCTCAAGCGCGCCATTGCCTCGGCCCTCGGGCACAAAGTCGGCAAGGGGCACCGGTGGCTCGAGAAGTTGCCCAAAGCCCTGCAGCGCATGTATCAACCGGCCAAACACCTACACCCGATGTGGGAAGGGTTCGCAGAACTTCACGGCATGATGGCCGACGGGCCCGACCGGTTCAGCATCGACCCGTCCTGTGTTCACCTGCGCCGGGATATTCAGGAATGGCAGGGGTCTACAAAGGACCCGTGCAAAGATGGCCTTGACGCCCTGCGTTACGTCGTCATCGACATGACCGAGGGCACGAGGAGGTAGACCCATGGGCGCACTGGTACAGGTCGGGGGCGCGTTCGCGGCGCCAGGCAACAAGGGCAACGTCAAGCGGTCGCCCCGTGAGGAGTTGGCGCTACGCGTCAGGATGCTGCGCGGCCGTCATGTGGTCGACGTCCTCGAAAGGATTCAGGCCGAACTCGGCGAGGGCGCCGCGACCCTCGGCCCGGTCGACCTCACTCGGAACCCGTTGAAGGCCTACGTAGGCCGCCTGGCGCAGGCCTACCTCGTACCCCCTCTGGTCGACGACCTCGACCCCCGCCTGGCCGCCATGATCGGCGATATGTCGGCCAGTGTGACCGTTGACCGCTACGCGCAGGCCGACGGCCGCCCCTTGCCGACGCGCCTCCTCACGGTGTCCCGTGAGGTTCTGCGGTTCCGCCTCGGGTGCAACTTCGCAGGAACCCTCCTCAGCTGGGGCGACCGGTCCCGCCGGCCGTTCGCGCAGCTGGTCACGCCCGACGACCTCGACGTCGAGTATGCGTCCGAGGACCCGTTGGCCCCGACGGTCATCCGGCATCGACGGCGGCGCCTCATCGACGGGAAGGCGGTCGACGTGCTCGAGGTGTACGACCTGACGAACATCGACGACCCGTCTTACCGGATCTTCGAGGGCAAAACCGACGTCACGCAGGCCGCGACCGGCCGCACCTTCGAGGGCGACGCGTACCCCTGGCGCTACGCCCCAACCGACCGGTTCCCGATCGGGCGACCCTTTCACCGCATCGTGATCAGCGGCGACCCTCGCGAGGTGTACGAAAACATCGAGCTCGTCGAGGGCACCCTGCGGACAGCCGCCCTCTACACCCACTGGGGCGCCGGTGTCCGGGATGCGGGACACCCGCAAAGGAACGTCGAGGGCGCCGAGGTCTCAGGCACGTCGAGCGACGCCGAGACGAACACGAAAGGGATCTACACCGGCCCGTCGACCGTGGTGATCTGGCAGCGAACCAACCCCTCACAGGCCCCGGTCCACTGGCAGGACAAACCCGGGGCCGACGTCGAGGTCACGGGCCGCGCCGTCCGCCTGTACGAACTCGGCCTGCTGTCGGCCCTCGGGGTCCCGGTCGACTTCGAAGGCACCGGCGGCGACCCGACCGAGACCGAGCGCCGGGCCATGGAACGGCTCATCGCTCAGACGTTCCCCGACTGCAGGGGGCACGACGGCCTCGTGCTGCGCCGCCTGGCCGCCATTGCCAACCGCGCCTCGGAAGCAACCGAGGGCATGGAACCTCTCAATCTCCCCGAACGGGCGCCCGGGGTGCTGTACCTCGAAGAGGTCGCGCAGGCGCTCGACAATCCACCCGATCCCGATCCTGAGGAGGAATAGACTATGGGTGACGAGAAACCGCAAACCCCCGACTTCGACGGGTTCCTGGCCAAGTTCACGCAGCTACTCGACCGGACACCGAAAGGCGACGACCTCGACGACGAGGGCGGGGGGTCGGGTCAGACCGTGCCCTATCGCCAGTTTTTCAAAGCGAACCAGCGCAGGAAGGCCGCCGAGGAGGCCCTGCAGGCCATGCGCGGCGAGTTCGACACCCTGCGCACGAACGCGGCCGCCGAGGTCGACCGCATCAAAGCAGCGGCCGCCGACCAGGCCACGCAGCTGCAGGGCCGGCATCAAATCGACCTCGGCCTGGTAGACGCTGGCCTCGACGGCCCCGGCCGGACTGCCCTGCGCGCGCACCGCAACAGCTTGCCCGAGGACGCCCGGGGCGATTCGGCCCTTGCCTGGTGGCAGTCGCAGGTCGAGGCCGTCAAGGCGCACCGGGCCGACCCGAAAGCGGCCGAGGCCCCGGCCCTGCCTCGCACCCTGTCGCCCTACTTGCCCGAACCCTCGAAGGCGCCGCCCCCGAAGACCGAGGGCAACCAGGGAACCGGGGGCGTGGTCGTTCCTGGGTTCGCTGCAGGCGCCTTTCGGGTCGACCAGAACATCGTCCGAAAGGAGGGCACGAACACGCAACTCGACGCCGTGCAGTCGGCCGGGACCATGGGCGACTTCTTGAAGGCCGTTCGGGGCGGTTGACCCGACCAGGACGGGGCGCGGTTGACATCGGCCGCGCCCTGTCGTATGGCTGAGGATACATAGGCCACGGGTCGCCCCCGAAATCCAGCGCAGGCCACGAACCTTCCTCGTGCTGGAGATCCCCAAATGGGCGCCAACGATCCGCTTCGAACTACGACCGAACCAGGAACCGACCTCCTCGTCGCGTCCCTGACCAAAGCCCTTCTGCTCACCCTGGCCGACCGATCGGCCGGCGGCATCCTGGCGAACCCCGTCCTCGCCTCGGGGTTCCTCGGGCGTGAGCGCCTGGCCGGCGCCCTGGCGAAAAACATCGTCTCGGTCGCCTGGGGCGTCGACAACTTCGTCGCCGCGACCGAGGGCACGAACGCGACGATCTTCGACGTCGCCTCGGACACCGCCTCGGTCACGATGGCGCGCCGGGTGTTCGCTCGCCAGCTGTCCGACATGCTGCGCAACTTCGACCACTTGGGCCTG